TGCCCCATTAGAGAGTCCATGAGGGCCTTCTTCGACATCGTCGGCTTCTCGGCCGGGGCCTTCTTCTCCGGCTCCGCTGCTGCTGCACCACCTTCCTCTGCCGCCTCGCCCGAACCCGGACGACGCATCCGCATCTGGTAGACAATCTTTCCTCCGCGCCGGAACGCCGTCCTCATGGGAACGAGCGCCACCTTCTTCTTCCGCCCCTTTCTACGCCGGGCCTTCTCCAGGTCCTCGTAATCGGGGACAGTTTCCTTGTTGCCCTCAAGAACCTCGACACGCACACCCTTCACGAGTATGCCATTGCTGGCTACACCGAAGTTGTCTATGCTCTCCCCCGAGAACGCGCTCTTCTTCATCGGCGGGCCGTCGCCGTCCATCTCCTTTTTCCTCCGCTTCTTGTCGCCGGGGTTCTTCTTGTCTTCGTGTCCCCAATCCATGGTTATTCTCCTTTCGAGCTGTACTTCTCGATATCCTTGAAGCACATCTCTACTTTGCTTTTGTCTCCGCTCAGCGTCACCGTACCGCTGGGCATGGGCATTCCTCCGGGGGCCGTCTGCGTCTTCGGGTTGTACGTGCTGGCAATTCGGATCCCCGGAGCCGACCACACCCACACGCTACCTGCCTTCGTAGCATCTTTGTGGGAGAGGCCTGCACGACCGATCACCTTGCCCCAGTTGGCCGCCGTAAAGCTGACATCGCCCGTAGTCGCGTTTGCCTGCTCTTCTGCCTTGCGCAACTCCTCGGCCGACTTCCTGAGGTCCTGCACGATGTCATCGGTGGACTTCGCCATGCCGTGTTCGACTACCGACCCCGGAGCCGCCGTAGGCTTGCGCCCCTTGGCCTCTTCCTTCTTGACCTCTTTGTCGTACTCGCTCTGCTCAGCCTTGTCCTCCGGGTCCGACGACTGCGCACCGTTAGCTTTCAGCAGCGAAGAGGCATCGACCACATGCCCAGACCCACCCACTGCATGGGTATCGAGCCATCTCGGCCCAAACTCGGACTTGCGCAGAGGTGGAGCCCCCGGCAGCTCTATCTTATCGGACCGAGCCGCTTCCAACTTCAACTCGTCACTCTCGCTCTTCAGTGTCGTGCCCCCAAAACTGGTGGGGCTCCAACGCTTTGCTCGTGCTACTAAATCATCCATGTCGTCCTCCTATAGGTTCCTGCTCACCCTAACTTAACGAGGACACGACCCGATGGGTCGATGAGTGCCTCACACGTCGACTTCAACAGGTCGTAGACTTTCTCGTCTAACTCCCCGGTCGACGCCATCTTCACGAGCTGCCTGAACAGGGGCTCGATCTTTCTCTCAATCGTGTGTTCGACTACCTTCTCAGTAGTACCAACCGAAACCGCAATGTCTTTGATCGGGGTGCGGTCGACCCGCATCTCCGCAATCTTTCGGTCTCTCGGGTTGAGCTGTTTGTAGACATCCTCCAGAAGCATCTTCATGATGACAGCCTCTTCGGGGCCCGCCTGCACCACCCTACTGACCAGCGAACCACCCAGCTCTGACGAGACTTCTTCTCGACCGGTCTGGGCTGGGCGACGCATCGAGTAGTGGGCAGCGCGTGTGATCACGTTGGTGGCGAAGGTTCCGAACTTCGCGCCCTTCGCCGGGTCGTACTTGTGGATGGCATCGAGCAAGTTGATGAACGCTTCCTGCTCGGCATCGTTGACTGCCTCGTCGTAACGCTCGGTCGCTCTCCATGACTGGGGCAGCCGCTTGTTGGCCACTGCTCGTACCACGTTGTGGATATAGCCGTAGTTTTGTCGGCGGAACTCCTCTATCATCATGGAGCTTCCACCCGCCTCGTGCGCATCGAGAGCCTGGCGCAGCCGACCGACCTGGGCGGGCGTCATCTTGAGCATTCTCAGCTCTTCGGGCGCAGCTTCGGGGGACTTCCACCGAATAGCTCGGTGTACTCCACGTTTCGTGCGGACCGCAACCTTCTCAGGTCGGAGCCGGGCTTGGTTGCGTGCTTTCAGGAACAGGTACATCACACGTCCATTCGGATCGTCACGGTATCATCGTCTTTCTTCTGCCGATCCCGTCGACTTTTCATCAGCTGTCTCTGCTGCATGCGTAGCGTCTGTCGCTGCAACGCTGCGAGAGACTTCAGCCCGACCTCGTCCATGCCTTCCTGTATGGCACCTTCGGTCTCAGACCCGGTCATCCCGGCAAGTGCCTCACCCAGATCCGCACCGGGGGCTTCGGCTCCGCCCATCTCTCCACCTTCCATACCCGGTTCCACGCCACCCTGCTCGGCCATCATTTCCTTCTGGGTCAGGTACTGGACCCACGTCGGGTCGAGTACGATATCGCCGTGTTCGAGCGGGTCCATGTCCTTCTCTTTGCGCAGCTCGTTGAGCGTCTGGTAGGTCTTGACCCGTTTGCCGTCGTCGTCGAGCGCCTTCGACTTGTCCTCGACCTCGACACCGGTAAAGGACATCTCGTAGTCTTCCCAACCCTGTTGGCGCTCCATGATGCGGTTGCAGATGTCCCTGGTATAGGTAAGGAGGTCGCGCAGGCCTCGGTCGTGCGACACCGCTGCCTGCACTGCGTCCCCTGCACCTCTTCCACCGATGGAGATCTGCGACGACTGGTTGAACTTCAGTCCCAGCTCGCCGGGGTCGATCTTGTGGACGGCGCAGATCAGTGCCGACAGCAACTGGATGTAGTTGTTGTACTCCATGTCGGCGTTGCTCGGACGCACCGGGTTCCACTTCGCGTCGTACTGCAGGAAGGGAACCTTCCACATCCCTTTGATGCCACGGAACATTGCGATCCACTGCCGCTGCAACTCCTGCAGGCTCTCGGGGTCGATGGGCTGCTTCGGGTTGAAGCTGAAGAAGCCTTTGGGCTGCGCGGAGCTGTTGAAAACTTCTTTGTTGTAGGCCATGCCGAAGAGCCAGCCCGTGATCGTGTCTATAGCCTGTTCGAGGTAGCTGTAGCCAAAGGCGTTGTTGACGAGGTCGGCACGGTGGTTCATGAAGTGGAAGAGCATCTCGTGATCTTTGAAGGTCTCGACGACCCTACCCTGGACACGCTGGACATAGCGGATGTCTGGGTTGCCCTGGTACGGTTTGCTATCGCTCACCGGGTGGATCGTGGAACCGTCGAGCGTGTGGAATGCAATGAGTCGCCCACTGCGGTCCTGCTGCAGCGTGACCGTGTTCTGGTCAATGGTCATTTGCTCGCGGATCAGCTTCTCCACGAACTGCGGGAACCGGTCCTTGCGCTTCTCCGCGTCTTTGAAGTCGGTGAACCCGGTGCGCTCGAAGAACTTCTCGATCTCAGCCATTTCCTCCTTCTGCTTCTTAGACGGCTTCTTCTCGGCATCCCTGAGCCGGATCTTGTAGCCCGGCTTGTCGTCGACATGGGAAACTTCGGTGAAGGGTCGGAGCTGAGAAAGGCGCGTGTTCTGGATAGCTGCGATGATGGTGGTCTTCCGCGCCATCTCGCGCAGGATTCGGAAGTTCATTGTGTAGAGAGAGCGGATCCGCACCCCGGAGACGTCGTAGTAGCTGCTATGCATGAGGAACGAGGGTTCCATCATGCCCTTAGGCTCGATCACCCCGGCACTCGGCCTCTTCGTAGCCTTCGCTTTCAGGAACTCGTTGAACGCTGTTACTGCCTGGTCCTGTACCAGTGGCATGGCTCCTCCAAAGAGAGAACCCTCAACGTCGCCGCCAGCAGAAAGGAGGGATCCTTACTTGCTCACCATTCCAACATAGGGGACTATGCCATTTAGGTGCTGGCGACGGCGATGAGGGCTCTCGATTGTCTCGACGGGTCCTACAACTCGCTCGTCAGTCGGTCTATATCTCGTTGTCGAAGGGAGAGGCTGTCCTCCTTCTTGACGTGGACGACGCGCCCCTTCTCGAAGCTGATGGTGATCTTTCCGAAGTAGTCTTGGGATCGGAGGTAGCGAATGAGGCGGTCGACCTGCTCGTAGTCATCACTAGGGATACTACTCCCCTCGGCCCCACCCGTCAACTTTTCTAGGTGCCTAGAACCCATCAGATCACCCCGGCCGGGGGCATGTTGTCGATCATGGGGGGTGTCGACACCGCCGCGTTGGGTGCCATCTCTCCTGATATCACACCAGGAGCCACCTTGCCATAGGCCTGCCCCGAGATCTGGTCAAACCCGATCTTAGCATAATTCGCGCTGTGCGCAAAATGATCAGGGCCCGTCTTCGTCACGATCTCGTACTCGGCCAGCGTCTTCGGGTCTTCCTGCCTTAGCACTGCGAGGTGGCCGATGTGCTTGATCAGTTCCTCGACGTCGAGGTCCTTGCGCGGCAGGCAAATTAGCCTGTCTCGAAACATCTGCAACAGACCCTTCAGCGTCCCTACCCTGCTCACCGTCACCTTGCTCTGCTGCGGCTGCCATCTCGGCTCAATGGTCTTGACCCGCATCTTCTGCCGTTGGATCTCCTCGGTATCGTAGAAGCACCCCCACGCCCTGCCGGGGAACTCTCTGATCAGGAAGCTATTTCGATCCGTGCCTATCCCGTTGGCGTCGTTGATGACGATGGCCGCACGGAACAGGTTCGCGATGTCCTTGACCCGCTTGGCCGGTGCCATTGGGTCATCGACGCTGTACCCACCCTTCTTCAGGCTTTGCTTGTCGATCCGCTCCATGTAAATGATGTAGGGACGCCCATCGGTACCCGGAATGCCGTTGGCCATCACTACGACCCACGACGTGAGCCCCCAGTCAACACCCACGCTCACACACCGCAGCATCCCTATGCGCTTCATGACCTTGACAAAGCTCGGGTCGATACACGCCTCGATCATGTCCTTGCCCAGACGCGCCGTCTCCCCCACGTCTGCGATGCCCAACACCTCGTTCCGGAACTGGTTGATGTAGGTAAAAGTGTGGTATTTGTACAGGATCTCTTTGCCGGTCTTCCAGGCCAGCATGAAGTAGCTGATGTGGTAGCTGTGTCGAACCCCGATCAGTCCCGGCTTCTGTGCTCTCCACTGCGACGTCTCAAGGTACCACTTCGACGTGCGGTCAAAGTACTGCCCACAGTGGGAGCAGCCGATGTAGCATTTGTCGAGCCGGTCCCGGTACTGCTCACTGTCCGTGTCGAGGTTGCCCTTCTCGAAGCCGCCGATCAGGTTGTCGGGGAACTCCATCACCTGCTCGGTCTTGCAACGCGGGCAGGTGACCACCCACCGATACATGCAGCCATCGAGGAACTTCTCGTCGATGCCTCCGCCAGGCGCAAGGGGCGTCGAGATGCGGACCTTCCGACCGATAGCACTGTGCGACGTCGACTCCGAGAAGATGTCCTCGATCTTCGGGTTCATGCTTTCGTACTCGTCGAACGTCAGCTTGTCGCTCGACGGACCACGACCCTGATAGTCGGTCCAGCTACTGTCCACCGTGTAGAAGGAACCGTTGCGGAACGCCTTCGACTGTTGGTTGAGCGGAGCCTGCAGCAGCGTTCTGATCTTCGGGCTGTTCTCCGCCGCAGGGCTGATCTTCTCTTTGGCAATTCGGGTCGCCATTCCGTTGGTGGGGAAGATGTGGCGCACGTTGGTATAGGGTCGCGTCGCACAGAGCCACAAATTCTCGTTGATCTCGCTCTCACTCAGTTCACTTTGTCGACATTTTAGTACCGTCTTGTCTGCAACCCTGTCGTTGGCGTACTGGTTGAAGTAGGGACGTGGTGCCTTGTCGAGCTTCTTGTCCCTCTTCCCAATCATCATTGCGATGTCGGCATAGGTGTAGCTGAACGGCTGCCCAAAGATGAACCGGTTCCGTTCCACCCAGTCCATCATATTCGTGTCGTCCCCAATGCCCTCTTGGATGTTCTGGATGTTCTGGATCAGCTGCTGCGCTGCTTCCGAAAACGCGGCCAGCACCCTGGTACCGGTTATCCCCGGAGGGACGATGGTCGTTTCTAACTTATCTGCCAGGCTCTGCTTCAGTGTCCTCGCTCCTCATCGTCAACAATTCTCTGACCGCGTCCTAGCTCATAGGCCGAACGGCAGCAATCGCTTCCCATGTCGTCGACAGACCACTCTCCTTTGTACCCCAACTCGTAGGCCATATCGCAGCAAACGTGGATCGACACACCATCATCGCTCATGAGGTCGTCTACCTCTCTACTCGTCACCGCCCCTTCTCCTTCTTCGCGATGCCCAGCACCGCCGAGATGTTGGCCTCGACCTGCTCCGCTGTTAGCTGGATCCCCGACTGAAGTCCCACCAACACGCTGAGGTAGCCCATCACGAGCATCGTGGTGAACTTGTCCTCCCTCACGAGCCCGTCCTTCGACGCCGCCAGGTACAGATGGATGTCCTTGGGGACCATCGGGCCCGCCGGGATCTTCAGCTCGTGCCAGGAGTGACCCACCACCACCCCCATCGATGCTGTGAAGTCGGCCGTGTTGAACTTGTCGAGCGCACTGAGCCGGTCGACCACGGTGCGTACCACGACCCGGAACAGCTCCTTGTCGCGCTCACCAATGCCGTCCCACTGCTCTGCCTCAAACGCCTTGTCCTGACGACGCAGCTCGGTTAGCCAGCTCTTGTGGGCATCGGCAGCAATGCACTCGACCATAGAAGTGGGTAGTCGACCTCCCATCTTACCCCTTTTCCTCCTTCGTTACCCCATTGTCCTTCCCGAGCGCCCGCACCTGCCGCTCGTACTCTGCCTTGTCCGTGAAGAACAGCTTGCTGTCCACCTTCGGGGCGTAGCGCGGGTTGCGCTGCCGCTGCACCGCGTCGTAGAACATGCACATCGCTGCCTCTGCAACCTCCTTCTCCTTCGCCATGAACTCCAACTCCACACGCAGCCGCGCATTCTCCATGCTCAGCCCCACGTTCTTCGACCGAAGCGTGCGCAGCTCCTCTTCGAGTACAGCACGCGGAGCGTGGGCCGACAACGTAGGAGCCAACAGCAGCAGCAGTAGCAGTAGCAGCCACCGCCTCATTGGTCCTTATCCAACTTCCTGAGGCCGTTGGTCACATCGCAAATAGCTCCGCCGACCTCTTCCACCAAGGTGTTCAAGAGAAGCAGCAGGCTCGGCTCCTCAGCCACATATCCGAAGCCAGCAGACCTGAGCGCGTTGATCAGGGCGTCGGCTTTCTCCCGCGCCCTGGCAACCGTCTTCTTCGCCTCGAACAGGATCCCTGAGGCTTCTGCAAAGTAGGTGCGGGGCGTCGCCTCGTTGTGTCGCTTCGAGCTGTGGTCCTCGTAGAGCTTCTTCTCAGCCATCCCCAGCCTCCCCTGCGTCAGTTGGTTGTGTGCTGTCCTCGAACCCGCACACCATAGCTTTCTGGTGGATGCACCCGCACCTCTCGCACTCGGTAGGTTGCTCAAGGTGACGATCCAGCGCAGCCATGTTGCCCTTCACCAACTCCATCGTCTTGTCGAAGTGCTCCAACAGCTTCTCGGATGTCGGCTCCCCATCTGCCACTTCGGGCTTCTTACCGTTCAGGTAGTCCACGTCCTCTTGCAGCGCCTTCCGCCACCTCTCGCGTAGCTCCGGTGAGAATTCGAAATCAGGTTCCTTATCTGCCACTTCGGCAGCCTGCTCCTCGATGGCCTTGGCTCGGTCAATGCTACCGTCCCCCTCACTCATCGCGTCGAGTAGCTCTTTCGCGCACCCCACACACAATATCGGCTTCTCCTTCTGGGGCATCTCCGCGAGAGCGGGACAGTCGGGACGGCCCTCGGGTGGGCATTCAGCATCGGCACCCAGCCAACCCGGCACTCCACACCAATGCTTACCCCGAAGCGCGCTCGGACGAGCGGCACACCATTTCACCATCCACGCCTGTAGCTCCTCGCTCACTCTTCGGCCTCCAAGGCACGGAGGGCAGCGCAGGTATCGCAGTTGCACACTCCCAGATGAGACTTTCGATTCTGCTCGCCCACCGCCTCCACCAAAGCGAGGAGCTTGCTGGCGTCGACCGACATCAGCATCATTGGACCAACGTGGACGACCTTTTCCTCCGACAAGCGCCGTAGCTTCTTGATCGTGTTCACGGTCTCTCCCCTTTTGGCTCGCTTCCCCTTGCGGGTTGCCGGGCACGTCTCCGCAACATCATGTCGACCTCGCAACGAAGGCGCATGTCAAACTGCACCCCGGCGAATGCTATCTGGATCGGGGTTCGCCCCGCACGCCAAAGCGCCAAGGCGTACCCGTTGCGCCCCTCGTCTATGATCTCGCGGATACCCTGCGTATCACTCATCTTGCTTCCCCCCGCTCGGGACGCTCATAGAAGTTAACTTCGACAGTCCAGCAGAGCCCGTCCTTTGTGGGTCGCTGCATCTGACATTCAAGGCCAATAACGAAGCCCTGTCGTTTGATGCGCCTGACAATCTGCGCACGTATTTTCCCGCTCAGAACATTCGCCTTGGCAATGACCTCGTCGCTGTTGTATTTCATTTACGCTTCCCCCGCTCGGTGGGGTGGCGGATACAGCCCAACCCGACCTGCTCTCCCCAACATCCGCTGACGTGGCTACGGTGCGTGGGTCTGTCGAACGACGCAGAGT